CCCGAACCAACTTATTCTTGCGCCCCGCAAGACCACGGGGCACCAGTACAACAACAAGAGCCGACCCTACACGGGCGTTTTGAAGTTGCCAGAGGGTATGCGTCAGAAGGCCGTGCAGGTGAGCGTGAGTCGGCAAGGCGGTGGCGCGACGTTGCTGTATGCCTTCATGCAACCGCTGCGGGCGGGTACAGCCGCAGGCGGCAACGGGTTCGGCATCTTCGCACGCGACAGGTCGGGCAAGAAGTTGCACCGCTACGGTCCCGCCGTGTACCAGTTGTTCAAGACATTGATACCGCAACTCGCGGAGGAAGCGTCCGACGATCTGAGCACAAAGTTGCTCGATGAGGTCGAAGCGCAGATTCAAAAGGCGTTCGCATGACGACACCATTCACAAAAGCATCCGACATTGCGGATTACCTGGCCACGCTGCTGGCCACGATCAAGATTGACGATGGGTTCAACACCGACATCGGAACGACGGTCTACCGTGGCAGGCGCATGGTGGACGACGACATGGTGCCGTGCTCGGTCATCATCGAAGGCGAGGACAAGCCGGGGGATCAGGTCAGCCGTGAGGAAATAAAGGTCACGCAGAACTACGTGCTCGGTGGGTACGTGCGTTGTGATCCAGACCACCCGAATGATGCCGCGCACAAGGTCATAAAGGACATCAAGAAAGTGGTGTTTGGTGAAGGCCCGCGCATGGGGAACCGTGTGCGTGCAGTGAGCTACGTTGGCCGCGACATCGGGCCGCGTGCTGACGGGGTTCCCATTGTTTTCGCGGTTGTCCACATCGCAATTGAGTACGCAGAAAAGCTGTCGGATGCCTAGCGAAAT